AGACAAAGCACGTACTCACTTCATTGATTTTGTGCGCTACGTCTGGCCCAACGCAATCATTGGTGAGCACCACGCAATCATGGCCAAGGCATTCGATCGCATCGCAGCGGGGTCCTTGAAGCGTTTAATCATCAACATGCCCCCACGGCACACGAAATCTGAATTTGCAAGCTATCTGCTTCCTGCCTATCTCATGGGTAGAGACCCGCGAACCAAGGCCATTGAAGCAACCCACAACAGCGAATTGGCTGTGAGATTTGGTCGCAAGGTGCGTGACTTAATGGACATGGACACCTACAAAGAAGTCTTCCCGGATGTAACCTTGAAGCAAGACAGCAAGGCTGCCGGCCGGTGGGACACGAACAAAGGCGGGGAATACTTTGCTGTTGGTGTGGGCGGCGCGATGACCGGTCGCGGTGCGGACGTCTTGATCATTGACGACCCGCATTCGGAGCAGGACGCGATGAGTGACCTTGCTTTGGACAATGCGTGGGAGTGGTACATCTCTGGCCCACGTACTCGTTTGCAGCCAGGCGGTGCGATTGTGATTGTGATGACGCGCTGGGGGACGAAGGACTTGACGGCGCGTTTGCTCAAGGCCCAGAAATCACGGAACGCGGACCAATGGGAGGTGATCGAGTTCCCCGCCATCATGCCAAGTGGGCGCCCACTTTGGCCGGGCTTCTGGAAAATAGAGGAGCTTGAGGGCGTGAAGGCCACTTTGTCTGTGCAAAAGTGGAACGCGATGTACCAGCAGCAGCCCACGAACGACGAGGGTGCAATTTTGAAAAGGGAGTGGTGGAAAGTCTGGCCAAAGGATGATCCGCCTGTTGTGAACTACATCATCCAATCCATGGACACGGCGTATTCCAAGAAAGAGACGGCTGACTTTTCTGTCATCACGACTTGGGGAGTGTTTTACCTGAGCGAGGATTCGGGGGCGTCCATCATCTTGCTTGACGTCAAACGTGGACGCTGGGACTTCCCAGAGCTAAAGCGCATTGCCAAGGAGCAGTATGATGTGTGGCAGCCTGACAATGTGTTGATTGAGGCGAAGGCCACGGGTACGCCTTTGCAGCAGGAGTTGCGCCGGATGAACATCCCTGTGACGATGTACTCGCCAGGGGGCCGGAGGACCGGCACTGACAAGGTGGCGCGGGCCAACGCGGTGGCTCCTGTGTTCGAGGCTGGCATGGTCTGGGCCCCGGATACGGACTGGGCCGAGATGCTTGTTGAGGAATGCGCGGCATTCCCTAACGGCGACAATGATGACATGGTGGACAGCACGACGATGGCCATGGACCGCTTTAGGCGCGGCAACTTCATTACCCTTGGCACAGACGACGTGGAAGAAAGTGAATTTAAAGACCTTGTGCCCGAGTACTATTGACGTTTAAAATGTCCAAACTAATTCCTTGGCCGGGGTGATATGCGAAAGAAATCTAAATACGACATGCCTGCTGTCCAGAACTTTGCGTTTGGCGGCATTGCCAATCCTACGCAGAGGGCGTTCTTGCGTGGCTCGGACAAAGCGTATTTGAGTGAACGTCAGAAAGAACTGGACGCATTTGAAGTGCAGCGCCAGGCGTACAACGACCAACTGACCAAGTATCAGACAGAGGTATACAACCCGTACAAAGCCCAGGTGGACGCGTACAACATAGCGTCTGAGAAGTACAACACGGAAGTCTATAACCCGTACAAGGCGCAGATTGACGCGTACAACGCGGCGGCAAATAAGTACACCACGGATGTGTACAACCCTTACAAGACTCAGTATGACGAGTACGTCAAAGCGGTGGAAGCGTACAACGCAGGGGACCGCACCACTGACTATGCGGGTCCTGCCGAGCCTACGCTGGCAAGCACGTTTGACATGGCGGTCCCTAAGGAGATCACAGCGTTTGGGATGGCAGTGCCAACAACGCCTGAGCAGTTCAAGGGTGTCGCGCCTGTATTGCCTTTTAAGGAAGAAGACGTTCAAGCGCGCCAGCAGCTTGCTGGGGAGCGTGCACGCCAGGACGCCAGCAACCGTGCTGTAGCAATTGACGTGGTCAGCAATCCTGATCAGTTTAATTTTGGATCAATGTCCGTGAGCAATCGCTTCATGGCAAAAGGAGGCGAGGTTATGAAAGACCAAGATCAGGAAGCCGCGCGCTCAATCATCAAGGACTTTGAGGCGTATGGCTACACCAAAGAAGAACTTATGGCGCTGGCTGACCAGGTGGCAGCCAAGGGTCGTGGTGGTGATGAGTTGCTGGCTTACTTGTCGCCCGAGTCGGTGAAGTTCTTGAAGGCAAAGGGCGGCTCTGGAACCATTAACCCTGCCACAGGCTTGCCAGAATTTAAAGGTGGAATTGTTGGCAGCATTGTGAATGCTGTCAAGAAGGTTTTTGGTGGAGGCGGCTCCGGCTCTGGGGCAGCGGCCCCAGCTCCTGCGCAACAAGTGCAAAAAGAATTTGAGTATGTGGGTGAAGGTGACTCGGGTTACTCCAGGCCTACAGGCCGCTACTTCATTCCTCAGTACACTGACGACGGAGAGAACCGAGTACTGTCAGGAAAGACTTATGTTGATGCTGCCAACGTAACGGAGGAGATAGAGCAGGACGGGGAAAACACGTACACCAGGTACCTCTACAGGGCCGCTGCCCCAGCCGAACCGGTGCGAGATGCTGACTACTACGCTGAACAACAGCGAGAAGAAAGGTCTTCTCCGGTTACAACACCTGCCAGCACGGCGGCGCAAGACTTAAAAACTGTCAATGCAGTTTCTTCTGCCACCAAAACGGAAGCAGAAAGAATTCGAGACGCTCAGTTAGCTGTATCTCCTTCTGAAGAATACGACCGTGCCATCTGGGCCAACTATCAAAGAGCAATCAGCACTCCAGTAACAACGACGCCTACAGTGACTACGACGTCTCCAACCACGACGTCTCCGACTACAACAACGACGTCTCCGACTACAACAACGACGTCTTCAACTACAACAATACCCGTAGTTAGCACTAAGGTAACTACGCCGACGCCTGTGCAGTTGACAACCAAAACTCCTATTTCGACTACTGCATTTATTAACAACACCACCAGCCCTCGGACCACGAGCGGTAGTCCTACCAGTACCATCAACGCTGTCGCGCCCAATATTTCGTTCACTCCTGTCAATGCAGCAACACCCCTGGCCGCGTTGAACTTGCGTGGACGTATCACATCGCCCACCAGTGGCCGCGTAGGCTCAAGTGGGGGCGGCACGCAAACCACGGCCCAAGGACCAGACAACTCTTCTGGTGGTGAGATTCCAATTTTCCGCTCGATTACTCCTGACTACTCAACCCGTGGCGTTGGCGCTGTAGGCGCTGTTGGCAACATTCCGATTTACAATCCTGCTGTCCCAAGCGGCCCGATGTTTGGCGGCGCGGCGACGAACCCCAATAGCTACTTTGCCCTGACGCCGCAGACCTCCACGGGCCTTGCTCCAGGAAGCATGGCCATCGGACCAGCGGACATGCCCATCGCGGCCGGTCGCAACACTTTAAATGCAATTGCAGCAAACCCTAACCTGTCGCCTACTATGCTGGGTGGGCAGCAAAACGCGGGGGTTATGGTAGATCGTTTGGGTAACCGAATCTACTCCCCAGGCGCAGGTTTGTTTGGACCTCCAGGCTTTGCCAAGGGCGGTGACGTGAGTATGGCTGACATCATGGCCATGAACACTGAGACTTTGTCAGACGAGAAGCCTGAAGAAATCATCAACACCGACCCTGTGGGCACAGCTCAAAAATACTTGGCTGACCTTAGTAGCGCAGGCAAGCCCTCGCCTACGCGTCAGGCTGTCAAGCGCACGAAGACGTCCGCTGGTGGCGGCGCAACTGCTGAAAAAGCGATGCAGATGGCCTATGAGGACATAGCCAAGGGTGACCTGGGTGCAATGAAGGACAGGGCTCCTGCAGCAAGGAACACGGAGTCTGCGCGTGCGCAGATGGAAGAGCTTGCCAGGGTTTACCAGATGAAGATTAGGGCTGCGCAGAACGCGGCTCGTGGCCTGTCTGCAGATACCTTTGGCGCGCCGACCTTGGAGGGTGCAACACTGACCAAGGGCACGCTGACCAAGAAGCGTTTTAACAAAGGTGGTGAAGCAAAAAAGTCTGAGGGGGAGCTGTCGCAAGAAGAGATGGATGCAGCTTCCCGTCCAGCATTTATAACGCCAGGCTCTGGCAAAGGCCGCAAGGAAGGCGCGATTAGCCAGCAGTTGAAGTCTGGCAACGCGTATGTAAACATGGCCAAGGGCGTGACAGAACTGCCCTATGACATCGCAGGTGCACCTGTGGACTTGGCAACAATGCTGCTGCGCCCATTTGGCTACAGCACCGAGAAGCCTGTTATGGGCAGCGATTTCATCAAGGAAAAGATGACCAAGCTGGGTGTGCGCCCAGAACCTCCTGCTGACCCAACAGCCAAAGGTTTCTACACAGCCGGCGAACTCTTGTCTAACTTGACCAACCCTGCTGGCGTTGCTCGCAAGGTAGGTCCTGTGGTTGAGAAGGGCGTCAAGGCTGGTGCAATGGAAGTGGGCCGTCAACTTGACCGCGCTATTCTTGACGACGCAGGGCCTTTGTCAAAGTTTGTACCTCAAGCCGCCAAGCCTTTGTACGCTGTCCGTCCGACGGGCAGCACGATGCTCAGTGGTCCGGTTGGAATGAAAGAGGATGTCAGTGGCATTGACAAGTTATTGAGCAGTGGCCTTGCTAACGCTACGAGAATAGCCGACCGCAACGAAGGCCAAGCGAATATTATGCGTGACTTCTGGGACAAGAAAGCGCGCAACTATTTCACACGCCAGTTTGGTACGCCAGATGATCCAATTGCACGAGGCATTGCCAACAAGCAGATCAGGGGAGCGTCGTTGGAAGAAGACTTTCCTGAGTATTTGATTGATCAAATTGCAGCAGGTAAGACACGTGTCAAAGAAGGTACAAGGCCGGAGAACTTTGTTGGACCTGGTACACCTGAGTCAAGATTTTTTCCCAAGTATCCACGGGCCCTGGAAGACTTTACGGCCCGCTATGACAAGGCTACAAACCTTAAGGGTAACTTGCTTACTTCCGATCCGGCAGCGGCTAACCAGAGCTACACAAGTCTTTTGTCTGAACAAGGCAGACAAATGGGCCGTACCGCGCAAGTAGCGGAAGAGGACAAGATGCTTGCACAAGGTCTTCGCCCTGAGCTTATCAATGCCGACGTTGGAACTGTAACCCGTTCACCTGCTGACTATGACAAGGTTATTGGAGACGGCACTTCATCTGCGGAAGACTTGTTCAAGGCTTACAAAGAGTCGACCATGATGGGCAAAATGGACAAACCCGAAAAGACTAATTGGATTAACCAGCTCATGGGCGAAGGCCGAAAAATCATGGGCAAGACTGAGGATGAAGTTGTTAAAAACATGCTTCCTGAAAACGTCATGACGGCTATCAACAAAGGTGAGCCTATTTATGACATGCAGTACGGCCTTCAGAAGCCATTGCAGTCAGTGTTTGATCCAATATCAATCAACAAGTATCTGGCCAGCATTCCTCCTCGCGAGGCTGCCAACATTCGTTTTGAAGATGCCGTCAAGGGCGCGCTTAAGATGCGCGATCAGGCTGACCAGCGCACGATGCTGGTGGATCGCATTAAATCTGGTAAGCCTGTGGCGGACGCTGTGTTTTCCAAAGGCGTGAGCGCTCCTCTGGTGCAGTTTGATGAGGGTCCGTTTAAAGGTTTTGCCTGGAAGCGCATTGAAAAACGCGAGGCCACCATACCAGAGGGAGCGTATGTGGGACACTCTGTTGGAGGATATGAAACAGGTGGCATTGGATACCCTTCAGAAAAAATGGAAGGTTTCAACACCGGCAGGTATCAGGTATATACTCTACGTGACAACCGTAATAGACCTGTCAACACAGTTGAGGTGCAGATGGTAGATGAATTTACCCCTGTCGTGATGCAAATCAAAGGCAATGGCCGTGCATCCGGTAATGTGCCTGCTGAAAAATACGACAGCGCCGTGCTTCAATTTTTCCAAGATTACCTTAAGCCTGCAGCAATTAACGAGAAGGATGAACTCCTTACTCCACTGCTGCGGACCTATAAAGAAGGCATAAACGCTAACTTTAAAATGCCTTAAAGACAGGACAAAACATGGCAATCGAAAAAGCACTGAACCGGATGCCCACTCTTGAGGTGGTGATAGGTGGCGGCATCCCAGAACCCCAGTCCGACATCGAAATCATCATTGAAGAAGACGGTGGGGCCATTGTTGAGATGGGCGAGAAGGATGCCGAGGAAGTAGATTTTTACAGCAATCTGGCAGCGGTCATTGAGCCGGACGTCTTGGCCCAAATCGGCATTGAAGTGTCGTCTTTGTTTGAGGCCGACAAGGGTTCTCGCTCTGAATGGGAGTCCATGTACGCCAAGGGCCTGGACCTTTTGGGCTTTCGCATGGAAGAACGCACTAAGCCCTTCCGTGGAGCCTCTGGTGCAACGCATCCTATGTTGACCGAGGCCATCATTCAGTTCCAGGCACAGGCCTTCAAGGAGCTGATGCCGGCTGGCGGCCCTGTTCGCTCGCAGATCATGGGCAAAGAGACGGTGGAAAAGTTTCAACAAGCCGGCCGTGTGCAGGATTTTATGAACTACCAGATCACTACGGTGATGGAAGAGTACACACCTGAGTTTGACCAGCAGCTTTTCTACACTGGCTACGGTGGTTCGACCTTCAAAAAGGTCTACTACGACTACCAATTGGGCCGCATGGTGTCAAAACTGTGCTTGGCAGACGATGTTTACATTCCGTACAACGGCTCAAGCGTCGTTTCCCAGTGCCCACGCCTGACTCACCGCATTGCAATGGACTCAAACGAGTACCGCAAGCGTGCTTTGGCCGGCGAATACCTCGATGTGTTCCTTGATACCTACGCTTCTCCTGCTGATGCAAGCCAAATTCAGGAAGCAGTTGACAAAGTTACCGGTATTCAGCCCACAGATGACGTCGGTGAGATATTTTTGCTCGAGCAACTGGTCGATTTGGACCTTAAAGGCTTTGAAGACCTGGACGAAGACGGTGAAATGACCGGAATCAAGCGTCCATACGTAGTTACCCTTGCAGAAGACACCTTAAAAGTGGTCGGAATTCGTCGCAACTGGAAAGAAAACGACGAAAAATGCACGCGCCGCAACTATTTTGTGCATTACGTGCTGGTCGAGGGCCCTGGAGCTTATGGCCTGGGCTTTGTTCACCTCATTGGAGGTCTCGGCAAGGCCGCTACAAGCGCCCTACGGCAGTTAATTGATGCAGGTACGCTCGCTAACCTGCCCGCAGGCTTCAAAGCCCGTGGCGCGCGGATCGCGGACGACTCCAACCCCATCCAACCAGGTGAATGGCGTGACATTGACGCTGGCGGTGCAGAACTTGCGTCGTCTTTGCTGCCTTTGCCGTACAAAGAGCCGAGTCAGGTGCTGTTTGCACTGATGGGCTTTCTGGTGGACTCAGGCAAACGGCTGTCAAGCACTGCCGACATGCAAGTTGGCGACGGCAACCAGTACGCACAGGTCGGAACGACACTGGCGCTGCTGGAACGCGGCTCTATGGTCATGTCCAGCATCCACAAGCGCTTGCACTACGCACAGACGCTTGAGTTCCGCTTGTTGTTTGAGGGCTTTGGCCAGTATCTGCCGGACGAGTACCCCTACGACGTACCAGGCGCGAGCCGCAGGATCAAGAAAAAGGACTTTGACACCATGGTGTCGGTCCAGCCCGTGGCTGACCCCAACATCTTCAGCTCTGCACAGCGTATTCAGCTGGCACAGATGCAGTTGCAGCTGGCGCAGAGCGCACCGCAGATGCACAACATGTACGAGGCCTATTACCGCATGTATGCGGCGCTGAATATCCGTGACATTGATGGTGTACTGCTGCCACAGAATACCAACATGCCCCGCGACCCTGCGTCCGAGAACAGCGACGTGCTCAACGGCATGAAGCTCAAGGCCTTTGCCGGCCAACAGCACGATGCGCACATTGCAACGCACTTGATGATGGGCCTGTCACCTATTTTGCAGTCCAGCCCAACGTCTGCTGCCGAGTTGCAAAAGCACATTTTGGATCACATCCGCTTGCGTGCGGAAGAGGACATGGAAGTCGAGTTGTTCAAGCAGTACGGCACCGATCCAGACCGCATGGTCTCTGCTATCCAGCGCGAAGGCATGGTCGCTATCAACATTGCCATGGGCATGAAGGAAGTTCGCGACATGCAGGAGACCTTTGCTGGAGGTGATGGACCTGATCCCTTGGTGCAGATCAAAGAAAAGGAAATCGCCCAACGTGCAGAGGCAGACAAGGCACGCATTGGCCTTGACCAGCAGCGTTTGGCCCTTGATCAGCAAAAGGCACAGCAGACCAACCAGATTAACCAGCAGAAGTTGCTGTTGCAGCAAGAGAAGGTCAACCAACCCCAACAACCAGGAGGCCAATATGCCGCTTAAAAAAGGTTCTAGCAGAAAGACGATCAGCTCCAACATTGGAGAGATCGTTCGCGACTACAAGAAGGACGGCATGATCGGTACCAGCAAGCCAAAGAACAAAGCTGCTGCCGTGAAACAGGCCGTTGCCGTTGCATACAGCAAGGCAGGGAAAACTAAGATGGCCAGTGGCGGTGATGTAAAAACATCAAAAGGAGTCCAGGGGCCGTACAAGATAGTAAAAAAGAAAGACGGCAACCGTCCAGTTAAGATATACTAATTCGTGAGTAAGTGCTAACAGACGGAGCCTTGTACCGTCTGCTTTTCATGGAAACACCATGCTTGAATTTGCAGAAGCAGTTCTGAAAGAGATCAGGAAACTCCAGGATCAATCCAAACAGATTGTCCTGAACGGAACCATCACAGACATGGAGCGGTATCGCTTCATGATGGGTCGCCTTGAGGGTTTGAGAATGGTTGAAGATTCCGTGAAAGATTTGCTCAAAAAAGTCACGGATGACACAGACGATTTTCTCAAGTAAAGGAAGACTATGGAAACCGCAACAGTACCTGAAATCAATATGACCGCCTTGGAGCGTAAGTGGGCCGAGGAGGCAGTTAACAAACCGCCTGCCCTTGACGATGCTTACTCAGAGCTGGGTTTTGACCCAGAGAAACTCGACCAAGCGGTTATAGACACCATTCCCCAGCCGACAGGATGGCGCATTGCCATTCTTCCCTACCGAGGCGCTGAGAAAAGCAAGGGCGGTATCGTCCTAGCCGAAGAAACACAGCGCAGGACCCAGCTTGGCACAGTGTGCGGCTATGTCCTAAAGGTAGGGTCCTTAGCCTACGCCGATCAATCTAAATTCCCCACTGGTGCCTGGTGCAAAGAGGGTGATTGGATTATTTTTGGCCGCTACGCTGGCGCACGTATACCAATCGACGGTGGTGAGATTCGTCTCATCAACGACGATGAGGTACTTGGAGTGGTAAACAGTCCCGAAGACATTCTGCACATGTAAAGGAGCAATGACATGAATGACCAACTTGAATTTAAGATAGGTGAGGACGAAAGTCCGGCTACCGTTGCAATTGGGGAGGACGGTGCTGCTGAAGTATTGGACAAACCCCAAGCGCCTCGGGTCGAGACCACCTCACAGCAGTCCAGTGACGGCGGCGAGCTTGACCAGTACAGCGAAGGCGTCAAGAAGCGCATTGACAAGCTGACCGCGCGCCTGCGCGAGACCCAGCGCCGTGAGCAAGCAGCCCTGGAGTACGCCAAGAGCGTCCAGGCCCGTGCTACGCAGCTCGAGCAGCAGTACATGGCTGCGGATGGCGAGCGCTTGGGCGAGGCCAACGGCCGT